AAGAAGATTCAGGAGAGATTACAATGAGTTGGAAGGGCATATTGAAAACTGCTTGGTATGTTGAAGAAGGACATGCCCCTTTGCACGACAATATTCAAGAGTTACTTTTCTTTATGTCTTACAATGAAGACCCTAAATTAAAACAAGCAGGTGAGGCTCTATTGAATAAATTTGATGAATACTACGAAAGGATAGAGGATAAAGATAAGTTAAAAGACCTTTACTCCCCCGATTTTTTCAGTTTTCAAGCCAATTTAAAGAAACTAGCAGGGGCGGTTACTTCAAAGTTGGGATTAAGAAAACAATATTTGTATTTAATTGAAGCAAAGAAATTGATATAGGAGGAATTACAATGACTTGGAAAAAAATATTGAAATTAGATATGGTTTTCTTTGATTTTATTTTGGATTACATGGAAGCATATGACTTAACGGTGAATGCTAAAGACGAACCGGAAGTAGTAGAAGGAATAGTAAGACAATTAACAGATGATGAAAAGGATTTTATTACTGATAACGGGCCGACTTTTATTGGAATAGTACATAATGGAGTTCAAGAAAAAATAACTGATGGTATTAATGCTCATAACAAAATGCAGGAGAGATTAAAATGAATTGGGAAAATATTCTAAAAAGAAAGAGATGGGACGATGAAAAGCCAGTTAGGAGTTGGGGTGGTAAGACTTGGGCTGAAAGGCAAAAAGAAAAGGAAGACCAAAAGAAAAAAGAAGAAGACAAAGAACGACAAAAGAAAGAATCAATGTCTAGAAATCCAAAGGGTAGAGCATTGCTTAAATTACAAGAAGCGGAAGAAAACTCTAAAAAATTAGAGGTACAATACAAGGCATTGAATGAATACCCAATCCTTTTAGAATTTATTCAAGGACTTCATAACCTTGAAATAATGCAAAACTTCTATAGATTTGGAATACATAGCATGAATCTCCCCTATCCAAACCGCTATGACGGAAAAAACTCTTTGAATAAAAGAATAGAAGAGATGTTCTTTAAAGAAAAATATGTAGAATTAAGTAGTTTGAATAGGGTGAGTGTTGAATCAGTTTCCTTAATTGAGGAAAAAATCGCAGAACGGTATTTTAACTCGGAGTTTTATTCTACTTTGGATTTTATAGAGGAGTCATTAAAAAACAATAAGGAATTGGTTTCTAAGGGCGATTCGTGGTTGGAGGATTCCATATTAATTAATGGTAAACAAGGAGTAACTATTGCTGACGGCCCTATGCCCGATGAACAAAAAAGTGTATTGAATACATTGATAGTCACACTTATTGAAGGAGTTGAAGCATCAAAAGATGAATTTGAAAAAGTACTAAGAGAGTATGAAAAAGACAAAAATAAACTTCTTGACGCTAAAAATAAAAAAGCCAAGGAACTTGATGCCGCCAAAAAAGTAGAGTTAGAACTTAGGAATGAGTTTAGGAAAAAATATCCTAGTAGAAGGTAGAACCCTATAACTATTTGAAGTATGGGGTATTGCGATAAACTAGGTGGAGTAAATGCGTGATTCTTTCGTAAGTCCTAATTATTCAATAGATAGACTCTTAATGGACTTATACAAGGGTCGCATGGAGGACTTTCGAGAAATAATGGAAGGGCAGTTTAAAGGAAAACAGAAGATAACTTCTCTCCTTTCTTCAATTACGAGCAACACTAATGATGCGGCTAATAAAGCATTGAAGGGCGAGTTTTCCGAAGTCGTTGATAGGCTCGCTGAAAAGCAAAACATCACTGCTATGAAGTTTAGAAGAAAGGTAACTAGACCATTGGCAACTCTTCTAAAACTTAGAGAAGGGCAAAGAACCTTGGTTGGGACAATTAGACAATTGGTTGATTCCCCTTCCGATGAATTGGTTCAAGCATTAGGTACTTTTGCCTTTGAAAGAAAGACCATAAGCCAAGAAATACCGGATGCCAATACAACAAAAACAAAATTAATTCAAGCAATTGCTAGCACTGATGCCGGAAGTAAGAAACCAACAAGTGAAGAAGAGTTTGAAACATCACCTCAAGTCTTGTATTTAAAATACAGTGCGTCTTATACCACTGGCGGAAAGCAAAAAGAAAAAGTTGAACTCAAAGACAAAAAGGGAAAGAGTCGAGAGGTAGAAAGAACTGCCGTTACTAAGACTGTTGATTTCATTGAAATAAAATCAGCCGAAAGCAATGTTAGGTCGGCAATAGAAAGCCTACAGTCATTTCAAAAAAACAAGGACAAAATAGCAGGTATTGAATTAGACTGGCCCTTTTTATATGAAGCCATTGCCGGTAGAAAGGAAATGGTTCTCGAAGTGGAACAAGAATATGAAGTTAATGAAGTAACTCCGACAATCGCTAAGGAATACTTGTTGTTCTTAAACAGTCAAACCAATGTGTCTTCATTATATCCCGAACTAGAAGACGGTACTCTTGATATGTCTATTGTTAAAAAAGGTAAGACAATTAATCCTTACCTACTAGAAGTTTTGGAAACGGACAGCGTAGATATCATAAACGATAGTTTGGATAGAATTGCTAGAGACATGTATATGAGCGATGCTACTTTTGGAGAGTCAGTAAGCGGTTCGTCTAGTAAAAGAGAAAAGAAAGAAGACAACAAGCAATATTTCTATGAGGATTTGTTTGAAGTGATAGCAGGGGCTAGCGTTGAAGACAACGAACTTCTAGACAAGTATGATTTAGATGAGGATGAAAAGAAAGTCCTCGTTGATATTGTAAAGGAAAGAGATACAAAAGGGGAAATTAAAATAGCCTATCAAGACTACATTAGCCCTAAGCCGGAATTAAATATTATTGAACAAAGACAAGGTAGCCCTATGAATATATACAGTGTAGAGGAAATTAGCAAATATGATGTGAGTTCTGTATTTGATTTTATTTTAAAAGAACCGTCAGTTCAAACAATACTTCAAAGAAAGGGAATCAAAAATCCATATGTTCTTACTAGAACATCAAGAGTTATGTCGGAAGGTGGTAAGGATTTCAGTCAAGGTAAAAAACCAAAACAAGGAAGACAAAGAAAATATACAGAAACCCAAGGAAAACAAAGGGAATCTATTACAAGTACTGGAATGTCTAAATTGTCTACAAATGCCAAAGTCATATACGGTATGGCTTTGAATAGTGAGATTGGCTATTCCGATGTTGATTACTTTGCTATTAGAAATGACCCGAAAAGAGTGTTTCAGTCATATTACAATTTGGCATATTTATTTAACCCAAACATTGAACAAGAATCTAATTCCTTAGAAGAAAAACTCAATCAAGAAGAGACTGGGATAAAAGTCGCAAGAAAGGCAATAAGAGAGTTTCTTAAGACACTTCAAGATAATTTAAGTTCAATTGGTGAAAGTTTGAAAGAGGCTGTTGAATCTAAGTTGGATGATGTTGTAGAAAGAAAGGAACATTATGAAAATGAAACTAAAATAGGGATTCTTCAACAATTGAGAAAGGAAGGGTTTATCGGATATAAATCGCATGAGATAGAGGAGGCATAATTATGAATCAGTTAAACAGTGTTGATGACGCTAGACAAGCATTAATGGCTACAAATAGTGACAAAGAATATTGGGCGGGGTTGAGACAAAAATACTTGACAAGACCTAGCAAAAAAAGGTATATTCTTAGATTGGTAGAAGAGTTTGAAGACGATTCCGATATAGAATACTCTTCTTCCGATACTTCTAAACTAGTATCGGCTTTTGAGGATATACTTGAAAATGACCTTTATGGCCTTGAAGGAAGTACTGTAGGGGGAATTACTGATAGTGAGGAAGAAAGAACTAGAGACAAATTATATGTTGATGACGAAGCGAGTAAAAATACTGCTTTGGCTAATATATTCAAGGAAGTTTTTGGCGGTGTAATATTAATCAATGGGAAAAAAATTAACATCGAAAACTTTTATGAGAATATAAATGAAGAGTCAATTTCATTGAAAGGCGCAGGTAAAAATAGAACATTAGAAGACATTAGCGAACTTATTACAACACCTAATTATTTTAAAGAACACGGACACATTTTTACAGATGCCGAAGAAGAAGAACTTACTAAAAGAATACTGCTAATTTCTGAATATGCTGATGCTTATAGAGAAGAAAAACTTGGTGCAAAGGAATCCACTAGAGAACTAGGGGATGCTAAAGGAATGAAAGTTATTAGGATAAGAGATACCATAAAGGAATTGATGGGTTGGGGTAAATACCATAAGGTATCCACAAGAAAAAACATTTACGACAGTTGGTCTAAAGTACACGGACTACATTCTACAGTGGTTTCTAAAATAAATAAATTAGTCAATGCTATGCCGGAAGGAAGTAGTGAAATAGAGCAACTTAAGGATGAACTATTGGCATCAAATAAGAGATTTGAAAAAGACGGACAGTATGTAATAGAGTTCAAGGCTCAAGCAATTGCGGAAAATATGGATGATGAATTAACAGTTACCCGTAAAATAATTACAGCATATGTCGAAAAAGAACTAGGTATTGTTATAGACAGTGGCTCTGTTAGTCAAAATAGAGAGGCTGATGAAGAACTTGTAGGCGATTCACTTGTAACTGAAAGGCTACGAATGGGTGCTGAATCTAGGTTCAATGACTCTTTAGATATTTTAGGTTATTTTTATGTTCAAAATCACTTAGACGGCATTTTCATAAATGAATTGAGTTTGCCTAATTTGAAAAACATAACAAGAAAAACAATGAAAGAAGACTTTGGTTTTGAAAGTGAAGAGAAGGTGGCTCAACTCAATAAGCACTTGAATAAATTACAAAAAGTAAAGCCGGTAAAGGGGAAACATTTTTTGCCAATATATATTATAGATGATGTGAGAACTAGAAACATATTTAGCCCATTCAAAGAAGGAAATAGAAATAGTAAGGCAATCAATAGAACAATAGAGGATTTGTTTGATAAATTATTGAACTTGTTAAATGAACAAAGACTTAGAGTAGGGACATCTAGTACCGCACCTAGAGGGCAAACTTACGACCCCGATAAGGAAAAAGTAGGCCAATCAATGTATGGTATCAACTATTCTAGCATCTCTCCTGTAACTAGAGAATTAGGTATAAAGAAGGAAGTAGATGATGTTTTAAGTGCTATTAAAGAATATTTCTTTGAGCCACTCCAAGACCCAAAAATGAGAATAGGTCTAGATTATACTTTTTCTAAGAATAAATCATTTACTGAATTATTGTTACTTACAAGTGATGACTTCGCAAAGGCCCGTAAAAAAATAACTAGAGGTTTAATAGAATCCGATGGTGGTAATATAGAAGCAAATGACTTAACTACCATATTGAATTTTTTAAAGGAAGTAAATAAGGCTAATATAGACATAGGAGAAGTAGTGAATAAAATAAAGGATTTAAGACAAGTCTATGCCGAATTAGTGGATGGTGATAAGGAACTTGTAGATGACTATAAAGAGGACATGGTTCTCTATTTAGGGACTATTCTTTTAGAAACAAACTCAAACAAAGGGCTTAAGTTATATGGAAAAAATCCCTATGACTTTGCTAAAAATAAAACAATGAGGTTAAATGAAGTAAGTGCTATTATGGTTATACAGGATATTTTTACTGACCCTAATATTCTAAGGCTTCTTTCTAAACACTCAAGTAAACTAAGAGCAATTGAACAAGAAATAAGCAGTATCAAAAAAATGGATATTGAAAATAAAATATTACAAGTTCACGATTCTCTAAGAATATTGAAAGGACTGCCTATCTATTATGGGCGTGGCTCTTTATCCTCTATGGATGATTTAAGCGAGGTCATAGATGTTGCTAAAAATATATTTGACATTGACATTGTGAGTACTGAAATTGTTAAAATGGTAGAAGAGATAGATGCTTTTAGTAACATTTCAAAGAGTGTCGGTGTTTCCGAAGAAGTAGTTTATTTTGTCAAGGCTAATTTTAGGTGATTACATGGAGATAGAAGGCTTCAACTTAGAACATCAAATGGATATGGAACTATCCAAGACATCGTTCCCGTATTTTTTTGAACATGTTTTAGGTTGGGACTTTGCGGCTCATCAGCAAGAGTGGCTAGAACTTATGAATGAAACCCAAAGAACAGTTATCATTTGTAGTAGAGGTCATGGTAAATCAGTCTTCATGCACAGTTGGGTTGTTTGGAATTTAATATTTCAGCCACCTCCATATCAAATGCTATACATTTCATCGAACCAAAAACAGACTATGGTTCACATGAGAGACATAGATAAGGTATTCAACCACCCTGCAATAAAACATTTCAAACCGGCTAAGGGTTGGGCTATTGGAAATATTACTTTGACAAATGGCAATCAAATACTAGAGCGTTCCGTTGGTTCACAGATTCGTGGACTTCACCCTCAAGAGATTGTTATTGATGACCCTTTGAAAGAGTTTAGTCTTAGTGCAATTCAAAAGGTCACTGATTGGTTTTATGGTGACATGATACCGACACTTCACCATACTGCATCATTGAGAGTCATTGGAACTCCTTTCAGTTACACAGATATTTATACTCAACTAGAAGAGAACGAAGCATATACTGTAAGAAAATATCCTTGTTTCAATTCGTTAAATGAACCACTATGGCCGAACAGATGGGACTATGATTCCTTGATGGCTAGAAAGGCTGAAATTGGTTCTCTTAAGTTTACTAGAGAATATCTATGTGTTCCTGTTTCTACTGGAACATCTCTATTCAATCCCGAATATCTAGATAAAGCAAAGGACAAAAACTTCGTACTGAAACCAACTAGGAGAGAAGGCTACAAGTATTATGTTGGGATTGACCCTGCTATCTCTACTGATGGTGACTACAATGTAATTACAGTTTTAGAAGTGGACGAGAATGATAATAAAAACATAGTATATGTTGATAGGTCTAAGAATGTAGAGTTTAGGGAAAATCTACAGAAGGTTCGTCTTATTGGAAAAATATTTCAACCGGAGGTAATATTGTTTGAAACAAATGTATTCGCTAAGTCGTTTACTCAAGAGTTGAGGAATATATCGGATTTGAATGTGCATGACTTTAACACTACTAGGAAAAAGAAGCAGGACATTATTCTTAATCTACAGATGAATTTTGAAAACGAAAAAATACATTTGCCGTATGGTAATGAAGAAAGTAGAAGAGTTACGGCAACATTGATAGAAGAATTGTCTATGTTTGCCATAACAGACAAAGGTAAGTTTGAGGGAATTGGCGCACATGACGACATGGTTATGAGTTTGGCTTTAGCCAATGCCGCTACTAAAACAGTCAGTGAAACATTCTTATTGCTAGATGACTTGGGACTATTCGATGCGCCTAGAAATGTTGGGCGTAGTGGAGTTATGGGATTAAACTTTTGAAGTGATAGCATGGCAACACCGGATGAACTAAGAGAGGCTAGTCAAAGGCTAGAACAGGTTGCTGAACTAGAAGAAGAGGCAAATAATGATTTGGAAGAAGCCAAGAAACTTATTGGTGATGAAATTAAATTAAGTTTGAGAAACAATTTATCTATTTCATCCGAACATGAAGTTGTTGCTAAGGTCTGTAGCCAATACAACATCAATGCTTCTCAAGCCAAAAAACATATCGAATCGTTTCCTAAAACATTTGAATTGTATGGGCAAACTATACCCGATGTTGTTAAGGCCATGAGAAAGGAAAGAAGGAATCTAAAAGGCAAAGACAAAGAAAAAATGACTAAGGCAATAGACAATGTTATTGAAGGATATTCGGAACACCTCTCTAAGTGCATAGATAGCGTTTATTGGATAGGCCCATATAGAGAGGCTCTAGTAAAAATGAGATTTGATGAGAAGGACTTATCCAAGTTAAATAAAATGAAAGAGTTGCCCCAAAGAAGAAGAGTCATTGATTCTCTTTGTAAGTATTGGGAAGCAGAACTAGACCAAAAAGAAACCTCTTATGGTAAGCAATATTCAAAACTACAGAAAGAAATGAATGCCGCTAAAAAAGACTTTAGAAGTGAGATAAAGTCCATAACTGATTCATCAATTAGAAAATCTCTCAAGGAAAAAACCGAGGACTTTATCATAAAACAAGTCTCTCAAAATCAAGGAATATCGGCTAGAGAGATACATGATAGAATGCCTTCTCAACTATATGATAGAAGTTCTTGGCATTCAGTATCTAAAATGGTTAAGAAATTAGACATTACATCAATTGATGGAAACTACTACAAATTAGATTCCGATATTAAAAAGAATATTTGGGCCTATACCGCCGCTTTCATAGACTCGGATGGTTACATTACTATGGATAGAAACCATAATCCTAGAGTTGGGTTAGTTGCTACCGGAGAGAGAGGAAAGGCATTTATGTACGAAATACATAAGGCACTTGGAGGTATTGGTAAGTTACATCTAGACCAAAAATCACCTCAAGACACTAGACCTGTAAATCGTCTTAATTTTTATTCTCAAGCGGAAGTTTCGGAGTTACTTACAAAATGTCTACCTCATTTCCGAATGAAAAAAGGAAATGCTAATTTGTTACTGGAATTAATTAGAATGAAGAAGTCATACAAGAAAGCCGATTGGTATAAAAGCCGGTGTGATGAGATATTTAAGTTAATGAAATGGGAGAACCATAAAGACCATGTGGGTTTTGACTTTTCTAAAGAAGGAATATACATAGATGATATTTCAAAATACCAAGACAATTGTAAAATGTCTGTTATGGATGAAATGGAAAACATTGGTGGTATTATTACAAAGGCTGATTTGAATGAACAGCAAAAGCAGGAAGTAAAGGACTTGGTTCGATTTAGAAACATGAGTGAAGAAGCCGCAATTCGTTCTGTTAAAAGAAAATATGGATTGTCGGATGCCAAGCAAGCAAAAGGAAGTTGGCAAAATACTTTGAGGAGAAAGAGATGATTAGTTATCCGTTTGATAGTTGGGGGTTTTAGATGAAAAATACTTATTGTACTAGATGTTATACTTCAAGAGATGTTCACCCGTTTGGCTTTTGTCAAAAGTGTTGGGAGAAGGCAGGAAAACCACAAATAGTAAAGGCGTGATATTATGGGAACATTGAATGTAAATGTATATACTTACCACCCAAAAAGAATTTTTGAAAGCGAAGATATGGCTAGCGATTTACAAGCATTACTTAGAACGGCAACAGGCGGAGGGAGTGGAGATACTACTAAAATAGTCCATTTAGATATGGAAGTTGTTATGGGTAGTATTGTTATTGTAGCGGTGACAAAATCTTAGAGGGATAAAAATGAGTTGGCAAGATATTCTTAGAAAAAAGAGCAAGTCTCGAAGAAAGAGAGGTTCTAAGAGGGCTAAGAAAAAAGGTCGTAGGAATAGTAAGTCCGATAAAAAACAAGATGCTTGTTATTACAAAGTTCGTAGCAGATATGATAAGTGGCCTTCCGCTTACGCTAGTGGTGCTTTAGTTAGATGCCGTAAAGTTGGTGCTAAAAATTGGGGCAATAAATCTAAGAAAAGGTGATTACTATGTCTTGGAAAGAAGTTTTAAAGGGCGGAGATGGTTACAAACCAAGAGTAATTACTTCAAGGGATGGAAAAAAATACCTTTTTATTTCGCCCGAAAGAGCATATCCATACATACCTAATCATCCAATTTTAGGAGATAAAACAGGAGGAAAGCAAAGAGGGGCTATGTTAAAAACCGTATCGAAGGATAGTCTTTTGAAAGGCGGAGATAATTTCTCTAGAGAAAAAAAAGAAGGACTTCACGGTTGGTTTTCACGAAGAGGTGGAAAAGAAGGCAAAGGAAAGAAAACACAGGGAGGATGGATTGACTGTTCTTCATGTGGAAAAAAAGACGGCCCTAAACCTTGTGGTAGAAAAGATGCTTCAAAGGGCAGAAAGAGAAGATGTCGCCCAACTTGTGCCGCTTGTAAAACTTACAAAAGGAGGAAAGGAGCATGAGTTGGAGAAATGTTCTAAAAACAGAACCCAAAAAAGGAACGGGTAAAAAACCTAAAGGTTCTTCAAGGCGGTTATATACAGATGAAAACCCAAAAGACACAGTTCCGGTTAAGTTTAAAACAGCAAATGATGTGAGAGAAACATTCGCAAGTTCGGCTTTCAAATCAAAATCACATAAAAGGCAATCACAAATAATTAATTTAGTTGAACAAAGAGCAAGAGTGGCGGCTAAAAGAGCAAAAGACCCCGAAACAAAAAAGAGATTAAATGCGGCACATAAAGTAGCATTAGATAGGAAAGAATCTAGCAAAAGAAAAACACAAAGAAGTAAAGGGAGAGGATTTACACGATGAAATGGAAAACAATATTAAAAGCACACTGCGGAACAGAAAAAATGGGTTGCGATTGTCCTACTTGTAGTGAAAAAACAAGTAAAGCACTAAGCCCTAAGCAAAGAAAACTAGATAGAAACAAGAATAATAAAATTGATGCTGATGACTTTAGGCAACTTAGAGAGAAAAAATCCGAAGGGCCAAAAGAAACAATTGTCTCCACTTTAGAAAAAGAAGGTGGTGCGTCGGGACTAGAGCCTCTTGAAGAAGCAACTAAACTATCTAAAGACGAAGTTAAAGAGATGCTTAGTCAAATGGAGAATGTTGTTCAACATGACAAAGGAGATTACATACTCCTAGATGGTCTAGACTTACCCGAAGACGAAGAGGAATAAAAATGTCTTGGCATATCATCCTAAAAGAACTCGCTTGTCCTAGAGCGACTCAAGACTTGAAACTCAATACTAAAAATAGAGATAGGGCTGTTAAAGAAAAACATATTCAATACGGCCCTCTTAATTTAGACGATAAGGATTATTGGGAACGATATGCTAAAAAATGGAATACTACTGCTGATGTTGCTAAAGAATCAAACTGTAGTAATTGTATTGCCTTTGATATTTCACCTAGAATGGATGAATGTATGCCTCTTTCTACAGATAAAGACGGTCGCTTAGGCTACTGTTGGATGCACGATTTCAAATGCCATTCGGCTAGAACCTGCTACACTTGGGCTAAAGGAGGCCCAATTGATGATGATAAGACTTCTAAAGAAAACCAAGTGAGGGGAGAAGAATGAGTTGGGAAAGGATAATAAAAAAAGAATATGACGAACAGCCTTACGATAAATTATCCGAGCAATTTAAAAATTTAGAAGAGGAACTAATAGAAGCAGTTTCTACATATGAAGGGGCTTTATCGGGTATTCAAAAATTAGCAAATAAATTAGAAATGGAGATGGATATTCCCGAACTAAAAGATGATATGTTCATGGCTACTAAAGCCCTAATTGAAGAGAGAAGCAAAGACCCCGAAGAATACTTTTGGCACATTAGACAAATAGAAAGCGTTCTAAAGGAAAGAGAAGAGAAACTCTTGGAGAGATGAAGAATGAGTTGGCAAGAGATTCTTAAGAAGGACAAAAAGGATATGAGAGTCGGTACAGTATATCCAAGTGATAGAAGCGGAAAAAAAATTATGATGCTTACACATGAAGGTAAGAAAATACATGCAGGTGCTAAAGGATATGGCAACTACAAAAAGAAAGGAAAAAATCGTGGTGGTGGAACACATAAAAATCCAAAAAGAAGAAAGTCATTCAAGGCTAGGCATAAGTGCCATCAATGTAAAGGTAGAATTACAACTCCTAAATGTTTAGCCTGTAAGAAACTTTGGTGAAGGGTAGTATTAAAAAGTCTTGATATTACAACATAGACGGGGATGAGTGCTATGGCGGAAAAGAGACAATTCAAAATAAGCAATTTGTTTCGACGGTCTACCCCTAAACCGGCTGATAGAAAGGTCTACAATATCGGAATACAAGAGCGTGAAAACTCTTACATGATGACTGGGCCAATGGTCTATAACATTACTCAACAGTCTGTTATTGTCCGAACTTGCATTACTCAACTAAAGCAGGAGATATTTAGAAGGGGTTATGTTTGGGAAAAAGCATACGAAGCCCGATGCAATGAGTGTCAAAAGACACATAAAAGACCCGTTACAGAATGTGCTAGGTGTGGTTCAACCAATCTAAAGAAACCCGACCCAAAACAATTGGAGTATGCTGAAAAGTTTATTGAAGGATATGTCAATAAGTCCGAACAACTATTCATTGATGTATTCAAAGAATTAGAAGACGACCTAAACATTATGGATGATGCGTATATTGTTCTTGTTAAGGAATACTACCTAGACGGTAATGGTAAAATCCGAATGCACAGAATAAAGGAATTGTTTAGAGGCGACCCTGTTACTATGAGTATCTACGCCGATGAATTAGGTATTAGAGGCACTAAGGGATTTACTTGTATTAATCATAGAGGGTACATCTCTCAAGAAGCCCATGAAAATTGTAATGATTGTGGCAGTCCACTGTTCCCTATTCATTATGTAAATAGGGCCAATGGTGAAGAACAACACTACATTGAGGGAGAAGTTCTACACTTTAGTAAGTATAGTCCTAGTAGATTATACGGGCATTCTCCGGTTATGACACTATTCAATCACATTATGACGCTAATTGCTATGGAGAATTATATTAATTCATCATATACAAAGAGTAGAATGCCTAGAGGATTGCTAGCAGTTCAAACTAGAAACATGGAATCAATGTCTAGTTTTTGGAGAAGTGTAAAAGAAAGAATGGAACAAGACCCTCATTACATTCCTGTAATGGGTATAGAAGCCGAGAATGGAAAGGGTTCTGTTGAATGGATTAAGTTTATGGATAGTCTAAAAGAGATGGAATATACGGCTGTTAAGGATGACTTAAGAGATAGAATATCAGCATTCTATGGAGTGAGTAAAGTTTTCATGGCTGACAATACCACTAGTGGGGGATTAAATAATGAAGGTATGCAAATCCTTGTAACTAATCGAGCAGTTCAAATGGCTCAAAATGTGTATAATAATTATGTATTCCCGTTCTTAGTTAAACAATTCGGAGTAACGGATTGGGTCTTGAAACTACCTCCTTCGGAAGAAGAGGATGAAATAGCCGTTCTTCGTAAGAGAGAAATAGAAGTTAATATTGCGGCTTCTGTTAAGAATCTAGGATTTGAAGTGGATATGGATGAAGACGGTAACTTTACTTTTAAGAAACCCGAACCTGTAGAAGAAAAACCTCAAGAAGAAAATAAGTCCGAAAGTGGCATAGACCCACTAGCAGGTTCTAATTTAGACCAAAGAGATTTAGATGAGAATATGAGGAATATGATGGAAGGAGGTTCTAAACCTCAAGAAAATCCGGCAACCACAAGAAATAAACCGTCAATGAGCGTAGGGCCGGATAAGCGAATGACAGGACTACCGGCGGATGCAGGTAATCAAAATGTGGATAGAAGAAGTGAAAGGAGAATACCATAATGACAGAAGACATAGCACAGAAAGAAAGAAGACTAGCAAAGGAATTGGCAAATGTTCGCTCTCAAAGAGCCGCCGAAGATAGAACAGTTAAAATTAGTAGAGACTATTCAGTTGGTGGTTTGCCTCCCGATACAAGCCATAAGCCATCTAGAGGTTCAGCAGATACACCCGATGTAGTACAACTACCTGTTAAGAAGAGAAGAAAAACCGAAAACAAGTGGTGATTGTATGACAATCGAAAAGGCTACTAAACTCCCCGATACTCCTAGAGTTCGTAGAGTTCCTACAACAGTAAGTCTTGGATTGGATGATGACGGAGAGGAAAGGTGGGCAGTCGAATTTCGTGAAATAACTGAACCTAGTGAATACGAAGCCTATAAAACCGAAACAGAAGAAGCAATTAAAAAAATAAAGGCATTTACTGTATCTAAAATAAAATACCAAGTGACTAAGGACAACAAACTGAAAAGCCCTAACGAGGAAGACCTTGAATATTTTGAAGAAGAGGTCTTTCCGTATGAACCTATACTTGATTATGAAAAAAGCAAACTAGGCGGGCAGTCAATAGGAGATACCTATTACGAGTATAAAAAAGACATAGAATATTATTCGGGCCAAATTGAAATTGTAGAGTCGGCCGATGATAAAAAAACTCTTACCCCTAAAAAAGAATTGAAGGCTTTAATTTCCGAAAATGTGAAAGAACTTAAGAGAGTTAATGCGTTGTATAATAAGTTCTTAAAAAACCATTTTGATAATATTAAAAAAGAAACTATAGCACTTTTAGAAGAAAGCATAAGTGATGAAAATTTGCAGGTTTTAGAACAAAAGCCCGATAAAGAAACAGAAGAAGTAGAATTAGAACCAACTACTAAAGTGTTTGAAATCCTTTTCCCCAATGAAAGCGAGTCTTTCTATAGTGAGTTTATGGAAGCACTAAAGAAATTAAAAAATTATGGAGAGTACGGTAACTTGTTGTTGATGTTAAATAAAACTGCAAGTCTAGAGATAACAAGAACATCGTTTGATGACGACGCAAAACCCGACATATTAACAGACCCTAAAACTAGAAAAAGAGTAATAGAGCCAATACTTTCAAGTCTAGATAAACTAAAAAAACAAGTTAATGACACTTATTTTGATAAGAAAAAACGCTTTAAAAACAATGCAGATAAACTAAACCAAGTCGAAGAAACTTACGACGAGGACTTTAATAGTGTGGTTAAACTTAGTAGTTACTTTAAATCTCTTAGGGATGAAATGGATAATACTAAGTCGGGCAAAAAGAAAAACTCGATAAGAGAAAGTACTATGAAACATCATAGAGACTTACTTTCTAGATTGAACAGATATCTCAAAAAGGTTGAAACAAACAAACCGGCTGATATCTATAAAGTTTTGACTGCGGGTAATGCTAAAACCAAGGGAGATGTTCTTAAAGTAGTTTCTTTTTTGAAATATATTCACGATAATCCGTATAAAATCGGGGCGTATGATTATTCACCAAAAGACGGTTTAATTAATTTTCAATCTAGAACTAAAAAAAAACTACTCGATGATAGTGAACAAAAAACATACACTCCGTTATTCAACAACTATGATAAACTTATAGATTTAGGTGAAGACATTCAAAATATTCTACAAACAGAACTGGAAGGTTGGTTCTATGATGAAGAGAAAACAATAATGTATGGTAAAGTTATTACTGAACATACTGGGGAAATATCCGAAGAAATTGAGACGGCACATGATTCACTTACAGATAATCCTGTTAATGAAGAAAAAGTAAAACTCTTAGACATTATTCTTAGAGATGTTAAAGTCCAAGGTGAAATTATACTTCTAGGCAAAAAAGAAGCGCAAAAAATAAGACAGTCTATGTTAAATATTGAAGAAATATTGCAAAGACAATTTAGAGAAAGAAACCAAAAGGAAAGTGAACAAGAATGACTTGGGAATACATATTGAAAGAACAGATTGAAAAAGAGTATAGCCCTATACTAGAAAGTATGGATAAGAAAAAGAAGAAGTCTTTGAAGAAGACCCTTCAATCAGCCGAACCAACAGAATATTTCGGGCAGGATTTTACTAGAATGGGGGAGTTAATTGATATGCTAAGAGATTTGGATTTGGTTAAGGCTGATGATAAAATGAAAAAGAAGTTTGTAAGTATTGATGAGAGGAACATTGATATGGTTGCGTTGTCGAGCAAACTCCGTAAGGAGTATGAGTTGCTGTACCGAGATTTACGGTCAATTGTATATCCTAAGAGAAAGGGGGATTTGAGAGATGAGTGATACAAACGAAGACATGTTGGTTATTTTGAAAGAATTAGTCGGCAGGATTAGAGAACTAGAAACAGCCGTTTACAACAAGGATAATCTATTAATGAAGTCCGGTTTTGTTGTAGTTGATTCACCAACTCCTTCAATGAACAACAGCACAGTACCCGATAGTGACGCAATTCATAAAATGAGTTGGAGTGACATTGAGAGATTCGTAAATGGAGGACAGTAATATGCCGGAGAAAATGACTAAGGAAGAGGCAGAAATTAGTAGAGCGATTAGACTTGTTCGCAAAGCAAAAGAGACTATTAAACTAGTAGGTAGTTCTACAGAACTCCCTTATGATGATGAAGTTGAACATGTTAAAGTTAAGAGACCAAAGGCTGAAAACTATAATGTAAATCAAAAGAAAGAAGGCTACGGGATGGGCGGAGAAACTATTGGTAAAGCAGTTGATGTAAGCATGGATTCAATGTTTAAAGATGTTATAGAAGAAATTGCATATTTGGTAAAAACAGGAGAAGACAGTAGGGTTGAACAAGAAGAGAAGGTACAACAGGTAGAAATCATTCTAAATGAATTTAAACGACGATTAGTAACATATCTAAAGCATAAGTGATTAGTATGGCAACCACTGGCTTAATGTTTGAGAAGGACAGCAACCCAATCTCAAATGAAATACTTTCACTTTTTGAAAAGGTGCGAGTAGCCTATTTATCAGCACGAACTGACCCTAAAGAATACGGGGGTCGTTGGAGAAACGCACTAGAAGAAATAAAAGAAGCGTATGATTCTATATCCCCTCTAGGTAAAGAGATAAAAGAATACCTTGATGAACGCCATGTAGAGGCTGATGATGCAGGAAGTCCGTCTAGTGGTAGTGCAAAAATTGTCTATGAGGCAATTAAACAAATGCGTTTTGACTCGGAAAATGTTAATGACCCATTCGCTAAAAAGTTCAAAGGTAATGTTTTAGAGAGCCTATTGTCGGACAAAAGCACATTTGTAAAGTTTATTCATTATGCTATTCGTTCCGACGATGACGCACTACCCGAAGACTTCTATGAATCAATGGAGTTTCAAGGAGATGACATTACCGATGGTTTGGAAGGATTAGACCTTCAAGTTAAAGACATACCATTGTTTGTAATAGAACATTATGGTGATAATAAAGACAGTAAAAAGGTAGAGTCTAGTTTCAAACAGGCATTAAAACTACTACAAGAGAAGTTCGTAGAAAAATATTCCGAGGAAAAGTGGAATGCTCTTACCCAAGTGGAACTTAAAAAAGCCGAGAAAAAATCCACAGAAGAAAAATCAATATCTCACTTCATCATACCAAACAAACCAATGTATAGAATATTCGACATAGAAGACATGCAGGAACTACAAGGTTTTTCCGGCGACTACTTAGTTCAAGAAAAGTATGATGGTATGAGAATACAAATACATAAAATAGACAATCAAGTTAAAATCTATTCATATAATGAAAAGGATATTACTGATAAGTGTCCCGAACAAGTTACTGAAATGAAGAAGAAATCTTACGGGGATTGTATACTAGATGCTGAACTAATATTATTTGATGGTGAAGATGCTCTACATAGAGCCGACACTATATCGCATGTATTCAAAAATAAATATCCTAATGCCAAACTTAAGGCACATGTTTTTGACATAATGAGACATGAGGAAAAGAACATGACGGATGAGGAACTAGAACAAAGAATCAATATTCTTTTTAACAACTATTCGGCCAAGACATCGGATGCCCTACACTTCCCTTCTAAGAAAGACACTAGAACTGCTGACTCTCTAAAAGACATAGAAGAGTATGCTAAGGAAATTATGAATATGCCGACTTCCGAGGGAGTTGTCATAAAGGATTTGACATCTACTTATTTTATAGGCACTAAGAAAAACCCTAAATGGATTAAATGGAAGAAATTTGTAGATTTAGATATGATTGTTCTAGATAAGAAGACTACAAAATCAAACCTATACTCTTACACTTTAGGAGCAGGGCCATCTCTAGAAGAAGGAAAACACATTGTTGAATTAAATGGCACTCTATACATGAATGTCGGAAAAGCATTGAATACTAAAACCAATGTCAAAGTTGGAGACATTATTAGAGTAAAGGTAGATGAAGTCAAGGAATCCGATGGTAGGTACACTCTCTATTCCGCTAATGTTATTGAAGTCCCCGAAGTGGAGACTCCCGATAAAATAGTTACTTTAGAGATGTTATCTAAGAACACTAAGCCTTCTTTGAAATATAAAATAGAGGCGTTAAAAAAGGGAATCACCATTACTGATAACATACATGGCGAAGCAGTATTGATTGCAAAGTCAATGGATGGGTTTACAATTTATGGATTTGAAGAATCTAATTTAATGTCTAAAAACGCACTAGCCGACCTAGATATGTGGAAAGAGGAAGCAGAATTAACATTAAAAACACTACAAGGAAAAATAACAATAGCCATAAAAAATAGAATTAAAGAAAAAGGCCCACAAACTCCTAAAGAAATACACTTATATTTGAGAGAAAAAATGCCAAGTGAATATGAAACTCTTTTTGATAGTGACTCTTCTAAAATGTTAAAGGTTTTATCAAAGGCATCCGATAACGATGTAAAGGATTGGGCTAATAGAAGAGAGGGCCTACATTTTTCTAATGGTAAATTACATGTGGATGAGACAGATATTACAAAAGAAATGTCCGAGTTCAAAATATATTCTAGAAAAGACGACAATTTAGACTTTATTATTAAACATAAGGGAGAAACTCTCGCTTGGCTTATTGACTTACCTAATGATGATGATATATTTTCTTTGTTTGGTAAAGCAAACAAGTACCCTGCTAAAATATCTAAAAATATTGAAAAGGGGCAGTTGATAGATGAAGGTACTGTAGAGATAGGAGTTCAAAGACATGGTTATCATGAATATATTATTAAAGGAAATAAGTTTGAAACTAAAATGCACTTCCGAGTAATTCCTGTAGATGAAAAACTAATGTGGCTTTCTTGGACGGGTTATGAACAAAAACCTGTTGATAAAGATAGTGATGAAGGTGTATGGAATATCTATAAAGACAAGTATATTGACCTAGATTTACCAAAAAATATGGAATAGGTTATATAGTCGAAGGGAAACAAAGGAAATTGGGTAATATGTTGAAGACCATTATTGCTCAAAAGGAAAATGACTTTAAAATCATTAAGGCTAAAAGCGATGAACTAATGATTGGTGGTTATGCTTCTATTGAAATGGTAGATAAACAAAATGATTTGATTACTCTAAAAGCATTGAATGAAGCAGTAGAAAAGTTCATGGAAAAAAATAAATTTAGAAATGTAATGACAAACCATTCAAATGTTCAAGTCGGAGAAGTCATTCAATCATATAGAGATTCAAGCGGCAAACTATGGAAAACAGAAGTAGATGATGTCGGGTTTTTTGTAGTAATAAAATTAAGAGATGATATTGAAAAGGCCAAAGAGATAAACAGAAGTATTCGCAAAGGAACATTGAGGAGTTTTAGCATAGGGGGACAGGCTTTACAAAAAGTGAAGAAACACCATGAAGAATTGGGAGAGTATAGCGAAATAAGCAAACTCGAACTACATGAAGTAACCATATGTGAAAAAGGAATCAATCCCGAAGCGAAGTTCGATATATTAAAGGAGGACAAAAATATGAGCAAATTAGAAAAAGCACTAGCGGAACTTGACACTCTTCTTGAGGAAGTCAATACCCTGCGTAAAGAAGAAGAAGAACCATCAATGGATAAGGGCGAAGGCCACCCATTGAATGAGAAAATGGAAGACGAAATGATGGAAGTCGAAGAAGAATCTATGGAGTATATGGATGATGAAAAGAAAGCCACTACTCTTGACGGTAACGATGATGAAAACCTAGGTGGAGCAGGAAAGCCTATGGAACAAGCAGGACTTCAAGCAAAGAAAGAAGGCATGGTTTCAAAGGCATTTGACAACTCCGAGTTTAACACTCTTAACTTGAGTGCTGAAAATATCGAGAAGGCATATGCTCAATACCGAGCAGAACAACTAGAAAAGTTGGCCTACGATAACCTAGCAGGAACTTTTGCTAAGAGATTTGAACAAGAAACTGCTCATAGAGAATCTATGGTTGCTAAGTCGGAATATGATGCCCAAGCAGAAATTACCGCACTTACAAATGAGTTTGCTGAACTACGCAAGTCTCTTACAACAGAAAAGAACAACATTCGCAAGGCTACAGAAGCCGCTACAACGACAAAGGTTTTCTCTACAGAAGAGATTGCTGAAATGTCTTGGAGTGAAATTCATAAAGCAGTCGGCGGAAACATTTGAGGTGAATTAAATGGGATATATTAACACAATTAGAGATTTAGAAGCGGCGACATATGGACTACCTGCCTTTGGCGGAAACTCCCTATTGAAACAAGCAGGTGCAGTTCAAGGACTACACACTGCACACGATATTGCAGACGCAGGAGCATCCGGCGTAACTGGTATTGGTACTACAACTGGAATGTATAATCAACTATACGGACAAAAAGTTTGGTCTATGCTAAACCGAGAAGTAAATGCTCTTGCTATGCTAGCAAAGCGACCTTACACTTCATCCGGTTGGAGAATACTAAAGAGCCGACCTTTTGGTGGTTCGGATTCAAAACTTACACTACAATTTGATGGTAGCGGTGGCGGTATAGGTGCTGATGACCCACAAGCAGATGAAATAGGTGGCGTTCCCGAAAACGCAGGACTTTCTACTGCGAATGATGGACTTGGTTCAATGTCCCCAACTTACGCCCAACTCTTTATGAGTCCTAAGACTATTGCACATCAGTTCGATATTTCCGAACTTGCTATGGAAATGGCTCAAATTGATGATGGACTTGGAGATATTCGTGCTATTATCCGTGAAGACATGGGTAAAGCACACGCAGAAGCACAAAACAAAATGCTACTTATGGACTTGAAAGCATACGGTGAAGTTTCGGCTCTAGCAAATATTGAAAGAAACTATACTTCTCTCTTGAAGGTCGTCTCTAGCCGAGCAGAACTTCTTGCGGCTGATGGTGGAGTTCTTATGACTGATACAATGAATGATGCTACAAACAACCTCGCTCAAATCTACGGTGATGAGCGATTTACTGCGGCTTCTTTCCTTGATGCTGAAGTAGATTTCAACTCTTCTTATGCGGCTTCTTCTGTTCGACCATTGACTCTTACTTTGCTTAACAACATGATTCGCAACTTGAGAATTGCAGGTGGTTCTCCTAAGTGTATTCTTACTGGATATGACACTATTCAAGCAATTGCTGATTTGCTACAAAGCCAAGAGAGATTCATGGATAGAAAGGAAGTTATCCCGACACATAATGGTGTTCGTGGAATTAAGGGTGCTGAAGTTGGTTTCCGTGTGGCAACTTACTACGACATTCCCCTTATTCCTTGTAAGGATATGACCTCAACTTTGAACTCTTCGGACACAGGAATTAGCGATTTGCTTTTCCTTGATACAGACCATCTATGGCTTTCTGTTCTTAAGCCGACTCAATACTTTGAGGACGGTATTTCAAATGGAAACCCATTCGGTGTTGGTCGTCTAGGAAACCAAGCACTTTACCGAACCATCGGTGAAGTCGGTTGTTCATTCTTTAAGGGTCAAGGAAAAATCACAAATGTGGCTTGAGGTGTTTAAATGACACATACAGTTACATTATTGGCAGACCATAAAGGACATGATGGCCCTAAAGTATTGGGTGATGAATATGTGGTAAGAGCAAAGGTAAACATTACTGCGTATAGAGATGCAACAGTTACAAGCACTGTAGACTTAGATGATGCACAAGAAATTATTGCACATAACAGTGGAACAGCGTTTACTGTACCCGCAGTTGGAAGACACATTACAATTGGTAGTGCGGCCAGTAGCGGAAATAACGGAGTTAAAGTAGTTGTTTCGGCTGATGTGGGTACAATTGTTGTAGAATCAGACGGTATTACTGATGATGCTACTAATGATGAAATAACCATTACACCAACTTATGAACTTCTAAGTGCTTCTAGTTTTGGACTAAGTACCATTAGTTCATTTAGGGTAATAGGTCAAGAATCTACTATACACTCTTTCAACAAAATAGTTGGGACAAGTGGGGAAACAACTCTAGGACTATCAAGTAGCACTCTAGAACTTGGTGCAACTGTGATGTCTACTGGTGCTAATGCGGCAGTAAGTGATTTGGGATATATTGTCGTTGAAGTAATAGGAAACCTTTGAGGTGATTTAATTTGGCAACTCTACGATTAAAAGACTCATACCGAAAGGCTGAATCTCTTGTAGTGCGTAATGGTGTCGAAGGAATGATTGAAGTTACCAAGGTGGAGGCTAAAACAGTTTCCGCCTTGGTAGCCTCTCGTTATTACGGTGGTAAAAACATAGAAGTACTTTTTGTTGAGGAGGATAGAGAAGAACTATGTTCTCTTCCCGAAAGAGAAGCAAATATACTTACTTCTTATCTCAATTGCCAAACCCATGAACTTGAGACAAGGCTTCTTCCTGCAAAGACGAAGCCAACTGTTCCCGAAAAGTTGAAGGCTACGGCTAAAAGAGCAACTAGAAAATCTACTGCAAAAAAGACAACTGCTAAGAAATCCACACCTAAAAAACAAACTTCTAAGGCCAAAACCGAAGAAGAGTAATTACGCAACCTTCATTAAGAAGTTGTAATTACCACTAGATAGAAAGGTGATTATATGGCAGATGCAAGCAGAAGTAGTGGAGTATTAGGTGCTAGCGCAATTGTTTCTAGGACTCAATGTAGACTTAAGAGCATTCATGCTAATATTGTTGTTGTTAGTAATGCGGCAGTTACAATCAAGGTATTCGATGGAACTGATAATACCGGAACAGAATTGGCTAGAATACACAATACAACTACAGGTCAATACAACATAGAATACGATATGCACGGTGTTCTAGCAACAGGTGGACTGTTTCTAGAAGTTGCAGAAGCAGGGTCTTCAACGGCCCATGTATCAGTTGAGTTCAATTGAGGTGGTTATTATTCCTGCTCTTAATCACGATACAAGGTTGATAATGACTATTCTTTTTGTTGGTACAATTAGCGGTGCTAATGTTTGGGCTTATGCAAAGTTCGGATTGAACTTTCCTTATACTATCCTAATGCACGGAATATTATTTGGTTTGATTACTGTTGGTGCAGTTATGGTTATGAAAGCACTATTCGATTTGGCCCTAAATGACAAAATAGAAATGTGGCTACTGGATAGAAGAATCAAGTCATACTGGGAAAGAATTGCTAAAGACGAACAACAAAGAAACAAGATGCAGGAATCACTTAAAAACTTTCAAAAAGAAAATCAAACTACAAGAATACCTTTAGCCACTTCTTACGATAACGATACTGTAAGTGCTGACTTCTTAGCCACTCTTCAATGAGGTGGTTAAATGGTCTTAGGAGACATAATGGGATTTTCCGATTCCGACTACGCATATAACCAATCAAGGGCGCATTCCGCCGACATGTTTTTTATGAAAATGCGAGCATGGTTTTGGGGTTCTTGTGCTACATTATCCATGTTCCTTATAGGTAACATAATGGGTGTTTTCGACATTAATATTATGGGGTGGATGATTGAAGGGGTTAAGTCCATATTTGGGGGTCATTGATTGTCTGTTCTAGCAGGTTTCGCAGTCGTTGTTATTGAAGCCACTGTTGCATTTTACAAAAGAATACATGCTATTAATTTTGGTATTTATGGCGCAACTATGGTCGGTAAAACAACTTTACATCATCAACTTAGAACCAAGGGAGAAGTTCCCGAAATAAAACAAAGAACTGTTGGTAAAGAAAGAGCCACTAGAAAGACAGTGAAACTAGACGGTGAAACTCATACACTTAAGACTGCTGATATTGGAGGAGAGGCAATCTATTGGAAGGAATGGATGAAAGACATTAGAATTAGAAAAGTAAAATATATTATTTTTGTAATAGACCATAGACATTTAGATTCCCCTGCTAATTTAGACCATCAATTAGCATGGAAGTATCTAGTAGATTGCGTTTGCAATGATAGATGGGATGATGGTAAGAAAAAGAAGAACTCCGAATATCCATTAGCGATTAGTATTTGGGCTAATAAGTTTGATATTTGGGGTGAAAAATACAAGGAAGGCGACGACTTGACAAAACATTCAATCTATGAACCCTTCAAATACGGTATGCAAAGACTAAATGATAAAGGAATACCAACTTTCAAATACATTGTGTCGGCTAAATCTCAACCGGAAATGGTCTATAAAGGCGTAATGACGATGATTAAGGAGTATTAAATATGTTTCAACAACCGACACTAATAGGAGCAAACTCATCTGTTGGGGTGGCTTTTTTACCACCATTAGCACAGGCTAGAGCCGCAGGGCCAATAGACGAATACACTTTTAGAGAGATTAAACCAAAGAAAAAACTCAAGGAATTGTCTAAGGTTTTAATGGCTGAAAAGAAAAAGTTTCTTTTTATTAAATACGGTTGGAAATTCAATCTAAAAGACAGGTGTATTGTATGTGGTATGCACCACATTTGGGAAAACGGCGACTACATGAGGCCACCAATTCCTCTAAGCCATGTTACTAAAGGTAGGCCAATGAGAGGGACATACTGCCCTAAACATGCAACTCATCATAAACAATTAGAAATGCTACAACAACAAATACTCGCTGACGAACATGGATTAGACTTTAAAGCATTTATTCCTAAGCCAAGAATGCCCCAAGTTTTATCTAAGGGTGCGCTTACCACTCTATCAAAGGCTGATGTAGTTTCACTTATTGGAGTGGGATGGCAAATTAAACCGCCTAATGTAAAAGGGGAAGAATCCACAATCGAAGAAGTAGTAAGACTATCTACAGAAATAAGGTTGGCTAGTGAACGAATGAACACATTAATAGAAAAAGGAGAATGATATTATGGTATTTGGGACAAGCAATAAAGCAGTTATGGGTGCAGTACAGGCACAAAACGACCAACAGTTCAAGTCAATGAACAACCTTTTATCTCTACAAGAAAACCATGTAGAGGAGTTCTTTCAATATCATGGCGAACAATTCCTTTCAACGATGGAAAAACTAATGGAAGATGTCACTGAAAGAGTAGTAAGTAGAATGCTTTCTAATTTGGAGTTCGTTCAAGACTCTACTACCGGAAACATAAAAATAAGTGGCGACTGTAAAAACTCATTAAACACTATTACTCAAGAAAACATAAATTCCGACATGACTAATATCCTCAACGCCGCAATAAATACAGAAGTTATTGCCCAAAGAAAAATGGCGAAACAACAATATTTGGAATCTCAAGGCTTTAGTTCACCGCAAGCAACGGGACAAATGCCAATGCAGGGTCAAGCAATTCAACAAGGAGGGGCATATGGCGCAACAGGTCTAGCCATGAATAACAATAGTGGCTATCCTATACCTCCTAGTGGTCAAGACAATTACGGTAGGCCATATTGGATAGACCAACAAACAGGACAAATGACATATGAACCTCCGCAAAGTGGACTACACTTGGCTCAAAAAGCACAGAAATTAGCGGCTTGGGGCAAATGGTTAATGTGAGGTGATTCACATTGTCAATCGAAATACGACTTGGTGGTTATGATACCATTAATTTTCAAAATGTCGGTGATAGATATATTGCTGAATACCTTTTTGGAGAATACTATGATGGTGAAAGGAACTTAGTATCTCTTATCGGAAGGACAGATATAGAGCAAACAAATATAGAGGAATTTTATACTGCATTAGATGAAAAGTTTCTTGCAATAATAAAAATGAAAATATCGGAATTGGTTTCTAGCAATATGTATGTTAAAAAGAAAAACCTACAACTACCCAAAGCGGGTAAAAAAGAAATTATTGATTTAGAAAAGGTTAATGTCTCCATTGATGAATTAGACAACTCTCAACTAATCAGTGAACTTTCGGGTCTTTCAAACCTATCTCCCGAAATATTAAGTGTTTCGGGGAAGTCTAAAATCTCCGAAGTTGATATGGAAGAGTTTGAAGAACTATATGATAGGGAAGAAAACAACTTGGAACGGAAACTTTTCAAAAGTATTGCTGACAACATAGAAGTTATAGACACAAATACTAGTATTGTTATTAGGTGTAATCTAATAAATGTTAAAATGGGATTATTAAAAGAGGCAGGAATTACCATGTTGAGGCTAGGTGGGTCTAAAAAAGAAACTAGAAAGGGTCAAATAACAATTGATGATATTTATGGCGAACCTTCGTTTTCTACGGGGGGTGATGAGGATTTGTTTATATTAGATGCAAAAAACAAAAAAGGTTGGTCTAGTATTTTAGATAGTGACAAAAGGTATATTCCTAATACTTCTGCCTTGAATGATATGAAATCATTCTATGACCCAAGAAACTTACCAAGGCAAAGGGGAAAAGGTACTGCTGAAAAAATAGGAACAGATAATGATGTCAAACTGTTTTTTATAAATCTCTATAGGGATTCTTTAGGAGACATATTGAATGCTCAAAACCTTACTTTGGAGATACCTAAGAACGCTAAAAGTATTGAAGGCCCTTCTTCTAATACAACTGCAATCATAGAGCCGGTTCTACAAATAGAACAAAAACAACTACATTTGACAGATAAGCCACTATTGGAAGGAGATAAGGGTGAAGACAGTCCATCCAAATTGTACGGTAAAAAAAGCCAAAAAGAAGGAATACAAACAATAAACTATCCATTGCCACCTCACTTAACTTTTGGAAATCCTAAAAAGGATTCTAAAGGAAATACGCTTTATTATTCTAATGATGGTAAACTTAAACAGGAAGCACAAGAGTTTTTCATATCTCTAAATCGAAGAAAAAACAGATTGAGGCGAGCAATAGATTCTTTGGGGGATGACATTTAATGCCTGTAGCATCCTCCCCTAGTGACTATACTACCATTAGTCCAAACTATACTACTGGATATGGCTTCTATACAGATATAGGCGCAGTCTCGGATTTATTACAAGTACCTGCCTTTACTTCATCAACTTACCCTTCGGCGGCTCAAGTCGGCTCAGTGATAAAAAGAATAGAGGGAATGATTGATGAGAAAATAAATCGTTCTTATAGGCCTATTATTTGGAAAAACGAGTTTAAAGACTTTGAGTTTTCAAGGCATCCTATACATGCCTATTATGGTGGATATGTCGGTTTTGTTCAACTATCTCAAATGAAGGTTCGTAAAATAGTTAGTCTAAAAGTATGGGAAGGGAACACCTATAGAGAATTAGCATCGGCACAAGCGAGTATTTCTTTGGATTCTTCTTCTTATAACAACCTGCGAAGTATTACTTTACAACTACCTAATAGTGGTTCTAGTTGGATTTTATATTATACTGGTGAATCGGGTACTAGTTCTAATAACACTTTCAACAATTCTCTAGGTGCTAAGACTACTGCTCAAGAAATCTGTCATCTAATAAATGAAGAGTTTCCTTCTAAAACTTCTCAATTTACAGGTGCTACTGTTGCTAAATTTAAAAACTCCGAGGCCGATTCTTCTATTGCCATCTCGGACTTTTTTTATGCTAGTGTTGATGAACAAGACGGAACTAAAGTAAATATTTCTAGTTTATTGGCGGGTGAAGATGGTTCGGATTGTACTATTACTATTGCTGATAAATCGGGAACTACTTCAAATACAGTTGCCACAGTTTTCACAGATAAGCAAGACATGAAAAGACTGGGAGATTTTTGGATGATAGGAGATGATGGTAGAATATTTTTTAATAAGAAATACCCTTACCATAATAAAAACTCAGTTATTGTGTCCTATGTCGCCGGAGATGGTAGAGTTCCTGCCACAGTTCATGAGGCGGCTACTAAGTTAGTAGCGGCTGAACTAATTAGACATGACGACCAAACAATTTTAATTGCTGAAACAGGTGCAAATATTAGCACTAAAGAAAAGTATGACATACTTAAGAAAGAAGCAATGGAACTTATTGATGGTAAGAAAGATTTAGTTTATATGTTGGATTGATATGTTTGAAAATGCTAAGAAGAAACTCCAAGATGTTATTGATAAACATACTGAAAGAAACTTAGAGATGCAAAGAGTTTCGGAGATATTGGGTATTGATGTTTCTTTTTCCGAAGAAGAGTTAATAAAAAACATAGAAGAAGACATGGCTAAATATTACGAACAGATGATGATTGAGGAGATGACTGCATGGATGAAGTAGCGTTAATTTTGGATTTGTTGGATAATCAATGGTCTACTTCCGCCACTTCACTAGTCAGTTCGGGAGACATCTCTTCTTCTCATGTGGCAAAACCAAACTTTGTTGATGTTCGTTCATTAGAAAAGAACAAGGGAGTTCGATATGATTTGTCTACAAAAGATGTTATTGTCGTATTTGAGGACAGTAATACTGTTGATTATCCAACAATGTTGTATGATGTAAGAAACGAAACTTATTCATTTACTTTGCATATTAGATGTATTCACGATGAAAGAGCAGTTGGGGTTGGTTCTACAGATGCTAATTTTGGCAAAGATAGGCTAAGGGCTTTATACTTGATAGTTCGTCACGCAATTGAGAGCAAGCGGAAGGGGTATGAAGCGAGCGACGGTACATGTTTTAATTTACTATTTTTAGGAAGTAGAAGTGAAGCAAATGACCGTAATAAAAGACTATTCGGATATAAAGTAAATGTAGAAGCAAAACGATACGCACAAACAATCCCCTAGTAAGTAAGTAAAAGGGTGAGGGATTTAGCATGACAAACAATAACATATTTTTAGGAAGCGGAACATCGGTAACATTTGTACCGGAAGTTGATTTATACATTGAATCGAATAGCAATACTATTGATAATACTGTAGCGGGTTTTAGCACAGTTACTATTGATACTAATTTTACAGACAGATTTCGTCTAGTCGAAAACCTATATGTGGGTTGTATTATTGAATACTACGACAATGCTACCTTTACTTCTAGACATAGAGTCACTTCTAATGCCCATAATACTATTACTTTTTCTAATCAAATACAAGGGACGATTGACGCTACTGCTGATTTCTTTAGACTTAAGAGATATGGCGCACCTTGCCCTGCGCCAAAGGCAGATGGAACGACTATTGCTAGACTTAATGCTGATAATTGGTTGGGCATTGTTGAGTCATTGACATTCCCCGATAATGAAGTAGAGACTAAGCAACAAAATCTATTTGTTGGCGGTAGTAGAAACTACACCTATCAATACAAGGGAATTGAAACAGCAGGTGCGGCAGATATTGGTGTCGTCGCTAATCATGCGGCTTGGTTGTATTACTTCTTTGGAAAGGTTACAAATATCCATGAAGGTTTGGCGGCTAATGGCTCTACTATTACTTACAGTGCTGATTCAGCAGGTAGTCCGGCACATTATATTGCTTCCTCAACAAATTCATTTATTGTTGAAGTTACTCCCGAACATAGTGGGCCTTTTTATTATAGAACTCTTACCGAGGGAGGGACTGCTAATATTATTGTTCCTCCTGTTGTAAGAGGGCATGATTCCGAAACCGATATGAAAGTAATTACTGCCCCTGCTCTACATACCGATGGGTCAATTATCAATGCAATAACATATACTTTTGGTGAAGAAGACGGAGACAATCTACCTTCTTTTGCTTTGGAACAGTCGTTTTCTAAGTTACCATCTAGCAATCCTTACAGAACAAATACTGCTGATGCTGATGAGGACACTAATTTTGTTCGTATTGCTAGAGGACTACGAGTAAATACGCTTACTCTTACTGCAAATGAAAACGAGGAATTGAAAATAAGCATGAACGCTATGTGTAGAAACATACACACTCTTGGAAAAACAGAAGCATATG